TTGGTGTTGCCCAAGCCGTTACCCAAGCGCGTACCAGACCAAGTACCTGATGCACCAGCGGCAGTAATGTCTCGGAAGTCAACGTCTGCCAGCGTAGCAATTGTGCCTACGGTAAGGGTAATGGGGAAACCAATGTTGGTGTTAATAACTTGAACCCGTGCGTTGTACGCATTTGCCGCGCCAAGGGTCAATGTTCCTGTAACTACTAGGCTGTTTCCTACAGACATTATTCGGCGGTTACTGGCTGGGGACGCTATATTAAGGTTATTAAAAGTATTGTTGCCGGTAATAGTGCTAGTGCCACCACCCGCCGCAATGTTGGTAAAGTTTACGTTGTAAAATGTTTTATTGGCGCCGAATAATGTAGGCGCTACACCAGAACAATTGATTGTAGATGTACCAGCATCAAACGTAAGATTGGTAGCAGCTAGGTTAACTGCCCCATTTCCAGAACAACTGATTACCGAAGCGTTTAGCTTTATCGCTCTTACGTTGGTAGTTGTATTGGAAAAAAGACTATTCAACGTCATTGCAAATCCGCCGGTATCAAACGTACCAGCAACAATGTTTGGCGCTTGACCGCCGGTAATGGTTAAAGCACTCCCAAGAGTCCAATAACCCCCAACCCCGTTAAATACTACAAGGATTGCCCCTAAACTAATATTGTTGGTGGTAACTGTTTTGCCCGTAGTTGTAGCTAAGAAATTTAAACCACAGCCAGCACCGTTGCTAAAAGCCACTCCCGTGGCCGCACTTAACCAGCTACCAAACACGTTGAGGACTGAAGTAGCTAAGTATGTTATGGTCACGTTACCCGACAATGGGCCGGATATGCTTACGTCAAGGCATGTGGCAGGGGTTGCCGGTAGGCCAATAGTTACAGCGTAGGCTATGGGGCTGGATGTTGCCCCAAAAAACACGTTATCGGACGCAGTGGGGGCAGAAGCGCCTACCGTTGCAGCCGTCATGCTCTGAGATGCGTATGTACCGCCAACTGTGACAGTCCATGTATTTGCAGAACCCCCGCTAATTGTTCCTAAGCTTACATTAGTTGAAGACCAAACTGTCATACCAACAACAAGTGCGGGGGAACCTGTTGTCGTTAATGTAGTTCCCGAGCATGATGTAGTAGCCAGCGTTAACGCTACCGCTGCGCTCCAGTTCGCAGTTGAACTATTGTTCCAAGTACCTGCACCACCTGCCCAGTATCTATTTGCCATTCCGAACCCCTAAATTTAAGCGATACGGATCAGCGCTGTAGCAGCGGCGGCGGCGGGGATTTGAACTGTGAAAGTCCCAGCAGTTGCGGTTTTATCTGCACCAAAGTCAAGTACTGCGATAGCTGCATTGGAGCGAGTACTATCGTAAATCAATGCCCCACGGGCTGTAAATGTTGCCGTAGCCCAAGCAGTGTTGCTAAAGGTGATCCAAGCAGTCCCCGGAGATGCAGCGTCATAGCTAATTGCCGCACCAGTCAACGTATTACCACCAGCAGTATAACCAGTGCCAACAACCTCTCCAGAAGTTGTATAAACTGTAGTTGTGATATCCAAAGTAGCCAAGTTGGTGTACAGCGCGATCTTCATCGTGTCTGCCAAGGGGGTGTATGTACCCGTCAAGAAGCCAACCTTGGCTGAAGTGCAGAAAGCGTTACCTGTAAAAGCCATGATAAATCCTGTTTGTTAAAGTACTTGAGTACGAAGCTGCCCACTACGGTATGCGTCTTGACGCAACTTGCCGTCACCAAGACTCTTGAGTAGGGTAAGGGACTGCTTGTACTGTTCGGCGTACAGAGCCACCATGTCTGGCTCACCCTTCATAAACCGGATTGCCTCCACCATCACCGCATTGAACAGCGCTGAATCGAAGTTTTCACCAAGCCACGATGTGTACGGTGCTACCGTAATACTCACAGGGTAGTAGAAGTAGTGAAGCTCAGCAGTCAATCCAGCATTCGGCGTAGGGCCAAGGATCAACGTAAGTTCTTCCAGAGTAGCGCTGTCAGGGCCAAAGATTGCGTAGTATTTGGGAGTCCCAGTGTCCGTAGTCGGATTAGGGTACGCCTCCCGGATGAAGTTAACATCTTTGTTCAGTAAGTACGAATACGCCCCATCAGCCCCCACCACTGCCAAACTGAAGACAGAAAGGAAGTCATCAGGCAAGGACAGGTACTTGTTTGTAGCTGTGAGACTACCGACAACGTTCTTACGCAGCGAAGGCAACTGCACCGAATTGTAAATCTTCTGCTCAGCCAACTGGGTCATCGTGGCGAAGTCAGTTGCTGTGAACGTGTTTTCGCAGTAATCCTCAACTGCGGTTTGCAATTCAGTGTAGTTCATGCTTTACGCCATTGGGCCTCTTGAGTACAAACCCTTAGTAGCTGCACCAGTTCCACGCATCTTGATGCCGGTAGACTTAGTTGGCTCATTACCCGCTGACTTGCTAGTCGCACCGACAGACATATCGAGGGCTTCAACTTTGCTGCGGTTCACCCCTTTACCGGGGTTGGCTTCTGCTTTTACTGTCTTACCCGACATAGTATGGGGTTTAGCGTAAACAGCAGCAGAACCAACTTCTTTGCCGCCCATCTTCTTGCTGAACTTAGCCATGATCAATCTCCTTGATTCTTAGCGCGGGACATATTGCGCCCGTACTTCATGCGGTCATCAGTCGTTGGGCCACCCTTTTTGAGCTTCAACGCTGTGCCTTTGCCGCCTTTATGCGCTTGAGCATCGTGCTGCTTAAACGCTTTCTTGATCATGGCCTTGTCTTGGGCCATGTCACTTTTCATACCTTCTTTAGCCATGATCATTCCTTATGTAATCGTTACGGTGACTATACCAATAGAACCAATAGGTGCCAATGGGTTTGGGGTTAAAACAGCGTCAAACAGTCTTGCCCCGCCTACAGGGTTCCATCCCCAGAAAATGCTCCGGCTACCACCACCTAGATAACCTGAAGAAAGAAGGCCAGAAGTGACATAACTACGATCAGGACGGGGATTACGAACGGCTTGCGGATCATCAACTGGGTACATCCCTAAGAGCAATTGGGGGTGGTCAGCTTCCCAACATTCATTACAAACCAAAACTTGAATAGCTTTGGTCTTGACTACCAACCCTTTAAGGTCTTTTAACTTAAAGCGAAAGCCACACCGATCACACTCCGATATGGCCTTCCTACCAGCGGTGAATCTGTTACCCATGCTGTGCTACTAGCTAATGAACATCTGACGAGGGACGAAACGAACCGCAGCCTTCTCACGATCCTCGCCCGCAGCCATCTCCCATGCAGCATCGTACTGAGCCTGAAGCATCTGCGCCCGCTCTAGTCCACCGGGGACTTTCAAAGCTAGGTAAGAAGCCAAGCCCGCAATCATGCAGGGGAGGAACCGGAAGGGAACATCCATCGTATTCACACCGTTACCCGCATCCTGAAGCCTACGCAGCCGCCAGTATACGAACGTATAGGTCTGAACATTATCCGGAATGGGCCAAACAGTGATAGTAGGAATGGGGGAAATCCGGTCAATATAGACTTGAATTGGTCTAGCTTGAGTCAGCTTATTAGGGATCGTGGCATAGGTAGACACGCTAATACGGGTAATGTTTAAGTCAGCTTGGGTAGAAGCTGAACCCGCCCCCGTCCTGACTACATGCTCAAGAAGGTCAACAGTATCCGCAGGGAGGGAGTACGTAGCAGTTCCGGGGACTAGAGTGATCGAGCCACTGTCAACAGTCCAGAGATTAACACCACGGTTAGCCCAGTCGGCAAACAAAAGGTTCAGCGACCGCCTAGCAGTCCGCATGTCATAACCAGTCCGAAGCTCCGCACCGCAGCGCTCAAACGCCTCTTCAACAATCTCAGAAAGATCGAGGTTAAAAGCTGTAGTACCGGAGGTTGTCATCTAGCACTTCCACGCCCTAAGGCTTTTATTGATACGACTATTCGGGTCTTTGGCTGTCTTTTCAGAAGTCAGCTTCTTCTTCATTCCGGTCATCCGGGCACAGAATGACTTCTTACGGGGGCCACCTTCTGACTGCGGAGCCTTCAACCCCGGCTTATCAGGGTTGGCTTTATTATAAGACGCACGACCCTTGGCGTTCAACCCACCTTCAGGGTTCTTACCTTCCTCTCGCTGCCATGCAGGAGAACCGCCCGCAGC